GAGATTGATTGGTTGAGGAACAATGTCTAGTGCAGTGGCATTAATAGCTGCATCATAATCAATTTGAACTGGATACGCGGCGCGATATTGAATAAGAATAGTGGCAATCGCCACCGACAAAGTATTACTGTAAATTGTGCTTAATGACTGCAATTCTGCAAACCTTTCAGCGTAATCATAAATGATATCACTATTGTCTACTGTCACGCCATCAACGGGCTTTGGTGACAACAATTCCTGTGCGGCTTCAAAACTAATGCCTTTGTCTTCAGCAATAGTTTTAATTAATTTTGTGGCCGCAATTTGGGCTTTGTTCCTACTTAATTCATATTCGTCAATTTCCATTCGTTCACCAACGGAAATAAAGCCACGTTTTTCCAGATAGATGACACCGACATTGTCATCACCAATTGCAATTACTTCAGAGCGAGATTTTCTATTAATTACTGGGCGCATAATTCAATTTCTAGGTTGTCGTTTTTATCGGAAAAAATTTGATGTGTGGCGCAATTTTGGACTGATTCAGGGACTTTGATTTTAAATCTGCGGGATTCATTTGAAACTTCAATTTCTCCAGACATCCCACCCCTAAATACAGCCGCGCCACACTTTAGATAATTGCCATCAAGTCGGCAGTTAACCAAAACTGCCAATACCTGAGACTCGTCAGTTAAAAGTTCCATTAAGCGGCGGCGTAATAACCAGGGGTCCAGATGAATGAATCGCCTTGGAATGTGAGGTTAAACGAATATTTCTTAACTTCGTCTTTGTTTGCCGGCTCGTTCAATCCCATGAGTTTAGCCGCACCCTCAAATTTTTCGCCATCTGGTAAAGTAGCAATCGCGTAAATTTCCCTGTTCAAAAACACAGAGTCGTCGGAGACTCTTTTAATGATATCCACGTAGGCTAAATCACCGGCCTTGACAATTCCTGAAATATTCAACGTCCGAGCAACCCGAACAATAGACATTTCCGTACCTGGACCGCTTTGAAAAGTAGAAGTTTCAACTTGGGTTTCTTGGTTGACTTTGTCCATTGTTTGAATGCCGAATAGTGGCACAGTGCCGATGACAAAACTAGCGACGGAAGAATCTGCGATCGCTTTCTTGAGAGGTGCAATCGCAAAACTCGCGGCTGTGTCGGTAATCGTAGCGTTAGCGGTAAATAGCACTTGCTGACGTTCAGTGGCACCAGACGCAGACGCAAAACTAATAGAAGTACCGGCTTTAATTGTGGTGCTACTAGCTGCGGTCAGACTGATAGTAGTGTCACCGACTGCGGCTGCGGCATCTGCCGTAATTGTGGCTCTAGTTACAGCCCTGCTATTCGCTGCTAAAAGCAGGATATCGAGGGTGTAATCCTGAAGAATAATATCTTGCACGGGACGAGTCATAATAATTCCTGTGAGAATTTTCTAAAGCTTTCCCAGCGTCAGACGTTGATAGTAATTGGTGCAAAAACTACAATTCTCGCCTGTTCAAAAGTAGTGGCAGTAAACGGCGTGTGAGAGTAGCGGTGAACTACAAAATTAATCTCGATTTTTCGCAGGGCCCTGACTAAGTTGGATGATTTTCTAAAGTTTTTAAGAGTGATTACCCATTGTTGAGGTTTATATCTTTGTCCGCCGCTTGAACTTTGGGCTGGTCCCATTGGCACTTGTCCAATCAAACATTCCAATCCGTCACTTGCCGATGGGGGATCTTGGGCTGAACCGGCAACCCATATTGATGGACAACCGTTTTTGTATACTCCCAGTTCAGCAGCTAACAGCGTGGCTAGTTTTGTCCGTAATTCTGCAACTGTCGTCATCCTCTCACCTCGATTGTGTACGAGTCGCGTAGTTCTCCAGTGTCCACAATGTCACGGGGTGAACCGGCTACCATTCCGTTCTGTCTGACAGTTTCGCGTGGCCATTCCCATGCTTCCGCATTTATATTTTCCTGTGCTGTCTCACCAAATGCGATCGCCATTTCCGTAAACGCCTGTGCAAAATCTTCTGATTTTTGAAAACTTTCCGCGTAACTTTCGGGGGCGTTGAATTGTTGGATTGTTTGATCTACCCAAGGACGCGCGGGTAATTCTGTTCCGTTACGTAAAGTTGCCCCCTCATGAACTAGCGCGGCGTGATCTGCTGACCATGTAAGGGTCGCTGTCTGCTTGCGGGGGATGTTGACTTTGTTCCAATTAGCTTTGACCATAGTGAGTTATGTGAGGTTGATCTGATTTTTCCCACTACTGGCAATGGCTTTAGGTATCGGGCTTTTGAATCACCCATACCCAAATTCAAAAGTCCCCTGCAATTCCATCCCCAATCTTCTCGCCAACGCCTTAGCGACTCTAGGTCGTTGTTCGTTTACTTGGGGTGCTAGTACAAAAGTTCCCGTCTGTTGAGTTCCCGTAATCGGCTCTATGTAGGTGGCGTTGTACTTTTCACGCGCCAATAATGTACGGGCTGGTATTAATTTAGGTGTGACGGCATAACCTGACAGATACACCGTATTAAAATCAGCACTTGGATCTTCCCGTTTTTCAACAGTCCGCCCCTGTTTTAGATCCTTGTATCCTTCCATCCAGGCTTTTATCTCTATCGTGGTCAAAGATGCAATTTGGTTTCCGGTTTCTGGATCAACTGTATATTCGGCACAACTCCCCGCCATGATTGGGAGCGTGGCGTAAATGGTAAAATTGGGGATGAATAGTTTGGCCATTTTTAGTTTAATTTCCTGTAGCGTAGCTTCCAGATGTACCACTGGAATCCGTTACTCATATAATTATCAGGGATAACGGGCGGGGAAAACAGTAAGAGGAATGATCATTGTGATTAAAACAAAGATAATTGTGAACAAAGTTTATCACAAAGTCGCTGCAAATAATCCTCTAAATTAGTTGATATTTCAGCAGAATTTCTAATACTGGATTCCAAGTAAGTCCAGGTTTTTGTTCCCATCGCAGGGGTACGTTTTCTGTCACGGCATTTAAAAGCCCAGTAAGTTAAACAAGCAGCTACACCATAACATTTGTCTCGCGTTTGAGACATTCCATAATTATTGTTGTTCATCTTATTTTTAGAGATTAGCTAACATTATTATTGCAGAAATTGACCATTCAAAACGGAACTTCCGCCAACTCTCCCAATGGCTCAACTACCAATTCAATAGCAATTTTTAAAGCCTGTTTAGCTACAAAACCAGCCTTGATCACCATCCGTTCCCACAATGCCCTAAACAAATCTTTCCGTTTTTTCCACTCCCAAACAATAACTTTAGTCGCTGGCAACGGGTCTATGTTTCCGATAACTATATCAGAACCCCCGTGAGAACCCCCGAAAAACTCTGATACACCCAAAAATAATGCGTTATAGAGTTCGACCATGACC